AAACCTATTACGCCTAAAGATATAATTCCAATTCCAATTATTAAGTTTGATTTTTTCATCTTACTTTTTATTAACTATTATACTTGTTGCAACTCCGCCGATTACCGCACCGACAAGACCTGTAATGTAAATGTTTTTGTTTTTCCAATAACCAAGCATAAGTCCTAAAACAAGTCCTGTAACCGCACCATTTACAGATGCTTTTGTAGTTATCATAAGAACTTCTCTTTTGTCTTTACTTGCAATATCTTTTGCTTGTGCTAAAAAATCCATATTTAAAATTATTAAGATTTATTTCTTGTAACCGCAAAAATTATAACACCAACTACTAAAACCCCACCAACACCTAAACCTATGTAAAGAGGTAATTTGCTTTTTTCTTTAGGGGGTTCTTTCCCCAATTGTTTCATCAACTCAATGTTCTTTGCGTTTTGTTGCGCAATTGCATACTGCGCATTAAGTGCTTCTTGTTGAGCATTTGCCTGTCCTTGAGCGTTTTTAACTGCTTGATTATTCATAACCAAACTTGCTCCTAAACCTACAACGGCAGGTGCAATTGCTTTTACTATTCCTCCCCAATCCCAACTCATATCTTATTTATTTAAAAAGTTAATGTGGTTACGATTTGTTCTAACCAAGAAGCATATTCTTGAGCAAAACTTGGATTTTGATTTAAACCGACAAAAACACCCTCTACCAATTGGTCAAGCGTGTATTCGGGAGCGGGTGCAAGTACATTATTTTTTACAAGCATATTTGCTACGTCATTTGGGTAAATTCCAACAGAACTCCCAATTATATTTGATAACATTTGTTCATCAATAACCATAACTAATTTTTTTTAGGTTTTAGGTCTTGTTACAAAATATATGATAGTTCCTATTACTGCAACACCTACTAAACTTAATACAACAATTGTAGTAGTACTAATTCCATCGCCATCGCCATCATTATCTCCTGAACCTGAACCTGAACCTGAACCTGAACCTGAACCTGAACCTACATTAAACGCTCCTACATTTGCGCCTACTTGTGCTTGTGCATTTGCAATTGCTCTGTCAGTTTTATTCTTGTCTATATTACCAAAAGTTTGTAAACCTTTGTTAAGTAAATCAGCAAAGTTTAATCCTGACCAAAATGATGCTTTTGGTGGTGTTCCTGAAGTTTCAGTTTCAGAATCATCGGGTTTAAAAGAAACATCTTCAAAGCCGTATCTACTTCCTTGATAATTCATAAAGCCATCTGCTCTAAAGTATTTAGAGTTATCGTTATTTTTATCTGCGAATCCACTTGCTCTAAAATATTCAGTATTTTGAATAAGACCACCTGCAAGAACTTCAACAACTTTTGGATTTTGAATAAACATTTGTAAATCTCTTGAAAAAGATTTTGAAATCTTTAAAAGATTAGCCATAATTAGAGCAATTTGTTGATTTGAAGCACCGCTTTTAACAGTAACACCATTTTTCAACAACAAAGCAATCATTTGACTTCTATAATTTTGAACAAGCAATACTAAAGTCATTGCTCCTGTCTGAATACTTGGTTTGATTTTATTTTCCATTTTTTATTTTTTTAAGATTAATGCAGTCGCTATGAACAAAGCAGAAACTACTAAAATAACGTTTGTTTGATTTGCTAATAAATGAGTGTTTGTTGAAGAATTTGATGATTTTTCATCAGCAAATTTACCACTACCTGTTACATTAAGATATTGTAAATGGTCATTTATCATTCTTTTACTTCTGCAACTATCACAATCACATTCTTTATCTTTATCTTTAGTATTTTCACTTGCGTATAATTCTAAAATAACATCTTTGTCGGGGTGGTTGTCTATAACTTTCTTAAAAGCAGGTTCTCCCACTTCGGCTACTAACTCACTCAAACTCTTGCCTAAATCAGAATTGCTTGTAACATCATAACCAAATGAATTGATTATTTGCACCGCACCATTCGGATTAGACTCTGCAACATATTTGAATACGTTCATAATTTTTATTTTTTAAGCAAAAAAGAGCAAGTAGAAATGAATCACTTGCTCTCTTTCTAAATTATACATTAATTCGTTATATCATTTCTGATAGTTACGCTCTTAACTTAATAGTTTGACCATTAGTTACAGGAGGCGTTCCGAATTGTCTGCTTACAGGTTGTCCACCTAATGCTCTCGCAAGGTTGATGTTATCAGCAGGGTAGAAGTATAACGATACAGTAGCGTTTGCTAACACTTGAGCAATTGTGATTTTTGTGAAACCATCAATTCTGTAAGCATACTTCATTGCGATAATTGTAGTCTGTAACTGATATGGGTCAATTGTTGGCACTAATGTTTTTTGCGCCAAGTTACCATTCGCATCTCTCGTGTTAACCGCTAATGTTTGTAACACTTGGTTAGCAGTAGCCGATTGAATGTAAGTTAAACCAACAGAATATGGGTTGTTCATAAATTGATACAACATCTCTTGGTAGTTAATGTTAGGGATTCCTGAACTAATTGTTATAGAACCGATAACTAAATTTCCATTTGTTTGGAAACCTGCGTTGTTGATGTATTGGTATGAACCTAATACGTCAAAATTAGCAACTGCTGACCCTGATGTAGAAGTCACGTTGATAATATATGGTTGAGATGTTTGAATATCTCCACCCATTGACATTCCACCGTCTGCTCTGAAGAAATCATCTCCTGTGAACGACAAGTCTTGGTCGATAAATCCGTCTGCATTTGAGAAAGATTCCATTGCACTCTGACGTGCATTACTTAAATATCTTCTTACGTTTGACATTTTGTTTTGTTTTTATAATTTAATAACTCTTTTTAAACTCGGTTTGACACCAAATTATACTGTTGTAGAAGCAGGAGCAGTAGTTTTTTTCGCCAATAATGTTGTTTGAACATAATTCGCAACTAAAACACCTACAACAACTACGGCAACACTTTTCAATAAAGGAACAATTTCGTTTTTCATTACAGAATGATTTTTTTGATTAAACTTATTTTTAATGATAATTATTTACAGAAATAATATCAAGTCAAAAGTATAATATAAATTTACGTTATCAATATGTTAACGCCTACTTTATCTTAAACTAATTTTTTTCAAACTATTTTAAATTATTTTGTAAGGATTAAAATACCTGTTGAAGCAATCCCTATTAAAGACAAAGCCTTATACATAAAAGTAGTTCTTTTTTGTTTGGACAAATCTTTTCTAAAAGAGTCCGATATGTCTTTTTGTAATTGAAACTGTTTGTCTTTTTCAGAAATGATTGCATTAAGATTAAATTTTTGTTCTTCTAATCCTTTTATTATGCTATCTTTTACAACTACCTTTTTTTCAGTAAGCGATAAATTCTCTTTAACTAACTTAATTTCTTCTTTACAAACATCTCCACTAACAAGGTCGTTTGCTATCTTTTTCGCTATGATTGTATCTATACGAATGAGGTTCTTATTCTCCTTGTTGTCCTTTGTCTGCGTACCTGTCTGCGAAATAGCGTTCCCACATATCAGCATCATAAGTCCTAAAAGAATCTTTTGTGTCTTTTTCATATTTCTTTAGATTATCAATTTTCGTGTTGTTTATAGTGATGTCTTTGTCTATCTGTGTTATAACAGATTTGAAACCGTCAATTTTCTTGTCGATTTTTTCGTTCTCTTTATAAATACCATCTACGTTTTCTTGGATAGTGTTTATTTGGTTCTTTAATTCTTTTACATTATGATTTGAAACTAAACCATTAAACATAATGTAAAACATTAAAAGCATAAAAATCACTCCGAAAAAATATATCGGAGTGAATTTTTTTGAAATGTCTTCTATATTAGGCATAAGGTTGATAAACTGTTTTTCCCCCGCTTTTAATTGCTCGTAAAGTTTGTTTACGTTGCTTACCTTTTGTATTGTAAGAAACGTGAACCCAATCAGGTGCGTCTTTAGTTCCAAACTCTGAAATAAGTTGGTCGTACTCTAAATTATCTTTAATATAATCAAAAACCATTTTATTTGTAACTCCGTTTTTAGTCCCGTCCATATCAAGGTCAAGGGCTTGACCCAAAAGGTGTTGACTTGATGTTGCGCCACCAATTGCTTTATTAAGTTCTTTGCTTCTGTACCCTGACGACACAAATATTGGTACGCCAAAATGTTTACGAATTGGCTCAAAAATATTTTCTGCCAAAATCTTAAAGTTTTCAATGTGTTCAGGAGTAGGCATATTACTTATTCCTCTTCTTTTAGCCATATCGCTACGAGTAACTTCTGACAAGTCTAAATGTTCTGATAATTTCATAATTTTTAATTTTTAATTGTTGATTGTTTTATTCAGGAGAATTTTCTTCGTTTTTAGCAACAGGCTCTTTCTTTGAAAATATTCTTTCAAAACCTGTGATACCTAATGCACCAAATGATAAAAGCGCAACTGCTTGAATCAAACCATCGCTCGGTGCTTTGTCAACGTGAGAGAAACTATTCGTAAAAAGAGTTACGAATAATGAGAATGAACCAAAAATACCTACGAGTCTTTTAGAACTTGGTTCGTTTTTTTCACAAAAAAACTTTGTGATAAGCCATCTTTTTTCTTGTTCTTTTTTTTGCATAACTTTAATTTTTAATTGTTTATTAATAAATTAAAGTTTCTTGGTTGCGTAAATTACAAAGTTGTAATTTATATCAAAATTAGTAAAAAAAGCGAGATTTATGCAAAACCTCGCTATTTTTTTATCCTACATACTGTTTCATAAGTAATTGTGTCTTATGTTTTAACGCTCCCTCAAGTGTTAAGGGTTTAGAGTTCTTGACAAGCGGATTTTTTAATGTCAAAGGAACTAAAAGTTTCTTTTGATTAGCAATAAGATAAGTTTCAATTATTTTTTCAAACCTTGCTCTATCTTTAACTAATACCTTTTCATCGTCAATATCGACATAAGTAAAAACTCTTTTGTCGCCCTCTTCGTACTGCGTGTTAATATAAGATTCTACTAATAAAAGTAATTCTAATTTTTCCTCAAACTTATTCCTGTGCTTAATTACATCATCTGTAATTTTATGAAATCTAATCCAATTCAAATTCTGCCAAATTTTAGGAGAAATTCTACCTATTGACTGAAAGTGAAGAATAATGTCTGTGTCCGTGTGTCTGTTAGTACAGATTGCGCCAACAAGGTCATTCGGAAGATAATCCGAAACATACCTGTTAATGTCTTCGATAAGTAATAATCCACCTCTATAATCGTTTAATATTTTAAATAATACTTCTTGAATTTCTCTTAAAGTCATTCTAACTCCGTTATCGTGAAACGGTCTTATTCTTCTTGCTTCAATTTTAGGGTGCGCCGAAAACCTAACAATATCTGATTGTTTTAATGCTTTAATATCTTCAAATTCATCATTAACGTCAAGTATTAATGCACGTCTTGCAGGAACACCTTTTGCGGGATTTCCTAAAACATATTGTTTAATCATCTTGGTAGTTGTATAGGTTTTTCCACAACCTTTTCTTCCTACCGCAACGCCTAATTTTGGTTCTCTAATTTCCATAATTAAATAGTGTTGTATAGTTTGTAAATAATATACACAAACCAAATAAATAACAACAACAAAACAACCCAAAAAGGATTGTTATTGTTGTTTTGATTATTCGTAACGTTGGTTGCCATTATTTTTTACCTCTTGGTTTTTTAACTGCGGTTGTTCTTTTCTTTCTTACAGGTTTGCTTGGGTCGTTACCGCTTAATCTTTCTAATTCAGAAAGTATTGCGGGGTCGCCGAATTGTGGCATACCTGCTACTTCTTGGAAATCATCAGTAAATCCGCCGTTATCTTTTAAATTACTATAAACGCCTTGTTCTTCAGGTTCAAAATAAGCCAATTGTTCGTCTAAATTAGTTTTAGGCGCACTTCTTTCACGTTTTCTTGGTGTTCTTTCAATAGGCTCTGACATAACTTCGGCAATATCATCTGTGTAAGAAACATCGTCATTATATGTTGGTTCAGCATCAGTTTCGTTTATATTTCTCGGTCTTGAAGTTGTATCTCTAAAAGGTTCAGGTTGAGGAGGTCTTGGTGTTTCAGTTCTCACTTGTTGCTCTCTCATAGCCATAGTATTTTCTCTTAAAGAATCTAAAATACTATTAGTTGTTTTCTTCAACATAAATGCTTGTGCGCCTTTTGTAGCAATATCAGTACCGAAGTAGTACATCAACAATTGCTCATCAGTCATTCCGATACCACGTTTTTTGAAAACACGGATTAATGGGGCTTTTACTTTATCCTTAAATTCATCTGTTACAACAAACGCTTCTTTAATGCTATCATTAAATTCTACTGCGAAATCTTTAATAGGCATTGCACCCGCTTCTGTTTGAAGTTGGATTGACGGGTCAATTTCCCCCTCTGCAATTAATTTATCAATTTTAGATTCGCTGATTTCAGGGATTTTACCCATATAGAAACAACCTTTTTCATAAATGTCCAAAGTCATTTCAGCCATCATTTCAGCCCCCATAGTTTTTTCCTTACCGTCTAATTGAGAAAAACTTTCATTAAAAGGTCTTTCGGGTTCAGCAGATGCCTCTTCGCTATCTCCGTCAAGGTCTGCGAAACTTGGTCTTTCAAAAGTAGGTTCTTCCAATTCCCCCATTTCTTCTAAATCCCCTAATTTGTGTTGTGTGTACGACCTTTGTTTTACAGGTGCGTCTAAAGGCGAGAAATCGTCATTGATAATTTCAGCGTCCTCTATGTTTTCAAAGTTTTCTTGGTTAATCATTTTTAAATAATTTATCTATGTTAGCATTAATTTTGTCAATCTTTTCTAAAATTTGTCTGTCTGACGGGTGTTTTGAATTTAACCTTAAAATTTCTTGTTTGTACAAAGATACTAAAGTGTCAGGTTTTTTCAAAATGTATGATATGTTTGAGTTATCAAGATTTAATTCTTTCTGTATAACAAATGCGCAAACGCCTATTGATATTCTTCGATTGTTTTTTCGTTTCATATCAAAAATATCTTCTAATGATATTTTAAATTCATCACAAACCACCTGAACTAACTTCAATGCTTGTTCTATTTGCTCTTGATTTAGAGTTGGTGGATTTTTTCTTGAGTATTTTAAAATTTCAATTAGTTTGTCCGTTCCGATTATTTGAATTGTCTTGTCTAATTCCTTAAAGACAATAGACACGTTGTTGTTTTGGTTATCCATATCTATCCGTTTAAGTATTCGTCTATGATTTGTTTAGTCATATCAAAAGACCACGAAAATTCAGCCTTATAGCCTTTTAGGGATAGTTTTTGCAAACATTCGTGTTGTAGTTTTAAGTGGTCTTTAGAAGAAGCCTTAATTGTACCGTCCTTTTTAAAAGGCGTATCTATTTTTAATTCTATAAAAAGCCCACAAAAACCTTTTCGTGGTTCAAGAATTAAAACGTCAGGGCATTTAAAACCATTTTTCTGAACAAGTTTATTTCTACCCGCTTGTCTTTCAGTTAATTTTACAGATGCTATTGTATCTGATAAAAAATCAACATCAGGATATTGGTAAGATAAATAACGTGCTACTGATTTTTGTAGTTCATATTCCTCGTGTTTCATTGTTGTTGTTGTTATTGTTCTTGGTTATTAAATTCCGTATTTTTTCGTGAATTCAGGGTGCTTTAAAATCGCTTTTCCTATTTCCCTGCCCCCATCATTATCGCTTGGGAAATGAACTCCTAAATAAATACGACTATAAGTAATATCTTCAATTAATTCTTTACAATATTGATATTCCGTTGGGTACTTATTACCAATTACATTTAGAATCACTATTGATTGAATTGTATGTCCTGACGGATATGATGGCGTATTAGCAGAAAGACTTTTATAAGGAAAAAGTTTTAACTTATAATATTGAGCCAACTGAAAAGGTCTTGGTCTTTGATAATGAAATTTAAGTTTAAAAATTAAATTTTGAATGTCTTTAACTATTTCTGTAATCAATTCTTCAACCTCAATATCTTTTTGTTTAAATATGCTTGATATTGCTTGAATTAAATGCCTATCATACGCTAAATATCTTTTTAGATAGTTTTGGTTTTCAGGTTGCAAAACAATATCAATACTATCTTTAATTTCGTTAAGTTCGTCCTTAACTAATTCAGAATCGTTTTTAGGTATTACTAAATCCTTAAAAGTATCAAATAGGTCATCTACTAAACAAGTACCATTTATGAATGCTAATTGGTCTTGAGTTGGATTTCCGTATGTTATGTCATTAAATTCCATAGTATCTTTAAATTAAGATTGCGCTACACAGGTAGTCATATAATTATTATAAGTACTTTGCATTTGTTCTTGAGAAGTAAATTTTACAGTACTTGAAAACTTTAGCCATTTTTCTTTACAAGGGTCTATTCTTGGGTCAATAACTTCTTCAATTTTTTTTTCTTCTACTGATTCGTCAATTTCCCCACCTAAAACTTTAGGTGGTTCTGTCTGACTTGAACTATCAGGAAACGCTTTATTAATTGATGCCGTAGCATTTTTATTACTTCTCATTTTAATTAAAAAGTAACCAACTACAAATCCTGCACCAAATAAAATTATTGTTCTTTTATCCATTACTAATCTTTAAACTTGTTTACTTGCGATACAAGAGTCAAATTTTTCTTTTCTTATCTGACCTAAATCTGCTCCTGCTGATGGTCTAATTGTTGCCATAAAATCGTCCGCTTCTTTATTACAAGCGTCTATTGTCGCTTGGTCGGGTGCGGGAAGAATTGCGTCTGTTGTTACAATTTCATCAGTAGAACCTGAATTGTCTTTTGATTTTTTTAAATAACCAACCAATAAATAGCCAAATACTACTCCTGCTCCTACTAAAACTATATCTCTTGTATTCATAATTTTTAATTTTAAGAATTAATTATTTTGCTTTGTAAACAGTCATACCTGTTTTGGTTTTTGATGCTACATACGTTTTACCGTTATAAGTAAATGATGCTGAATTGTTCTTTTTGGCTTCCAACATTGCTTTGAAATACCCGTTTACCGCTTTTGCCATAATTTCTGTTTTTAATTGTTTTTGTTTTTTAAATAATTTTTTCCGTTATAATAAAAAGTAGAAACTCCAATAACAATTAAACTTAATTGTATAAATTTTGGCAATGTTTTACCTTTTAATCCTGCATAAACACAAATTGGAGCAATAACAAAAACATCAATAACCCTAATTGCTTGGCTCTTTTGAAATTCTTCTATCGTTTCTGTTCTAATTTCGTTTATTTTCATATTTTTAAAGTTTTTACTTTTATTTTTTAAAAAATTTCAAAACTCTTTGAACGTTTTTTCCGTCATACGGGACTTTCCCATTTAACCAATCTTGTCTTGCTTCACAACCGCAATCTTCTGTTATTGAATCTACAATCATTTTAATTCCTGTAAATTTAGTAATTTTTGCAACAGTATCGCCTAATCCTTTACTTTTTTCCATAGTAATTTGTTGTTAATTTACTTGGTGTTATTTTAAATAATCTTTGTTTGCTAATTTGTAACTCATATAAGCGACAGAAGTTACTCCTAATGCAACGCCAACTACTATACTTCCTAAAACGGTAATTAAAGCGCCTTTACCAATACTATAACCTTTAGAGTAAGAGTAAATAGCAAGACCTAAAGGTACTGCTAATAAAACTACTTTACCATTATTTGATTCAGTTGCCATAACCTAATTATTAAGTTGTTGAATACTTTTTACCCAACGCTTTTTTAACGTTGTATTTAACTTCTTCAACGTCATCAACTAAATTGAGGAATTCATCGTTTGGTTTTTGGTCTTCATTCAGTTTTGCAATTGCTTTTCTGTAATATGTAATTCCATATACTGAAAACGCAATCAAAAGCCCGAATACAAGCAAACTTTTAAAATCCATTGGTTTTTGCGACCCCATACTTTCAAATACGTCATCTCCACCGCCTGACGGTGCTACGGGTGCGGTTGCAACGGGTGCAGGTGCTACGGGTGCGGTTGCAACGGGTGCTACTGCTACTTCTGTTTCCATAATATTTTATTTATTAAATTTTTTATATGCTAAATATCCTAAAACCAATACGCCAACTATTAGCAAATTAGTTTTGTTTTTTTCTAAAAATGTTTGTGGCGCAAGTTCAGTACTTGGAGTTTCATTTATTTTTTCAATACTTGAAAGTGGAACAAACGCTAAACCATCTGATGTTCTTACTTTTGCGGTTGCAACAGTAGGTTTTGACTCAATTCCTTTAGTCATTTGATTGAAAACAAATTTTTCAATTTCTATGCCTTGTATAACATCTCCTTTTTTGAAAATTATATTTGGGTCGCCATTTTGTAAAAGACCCCAAACTATATCTTCTTTTAATTTATATTTTTCCATAAATTTTTACTTATTAAACTTTTTATATGCTAAATATCCTAAAACTAATGCACCAACTATTAGTAAATTAGTTTTGTTTTTTTGTAAAAATGAAATTGGTTTTAATCTTGTTTCTAAAATTAATTTAGAAGTCAACGGGGTTGAATCATCTACTTTATCTGCATCATAGCCTATAATATAAGTATCATCAGAAAAAATAAGATATGGTGTCATTACTGCACCACGACCTCCGCCACCTGTTTTTGCAATTTCAATGACATCTCCTGCTTCAAGAGTGCCAATAACATCAGTTCCCGCATCTCCAAATATATCTTTTTTATTTGGATTAACTTTTAGAATATCAGTTCTTTTATTAACTTTATATTTTCTAATTTGCTGATTTTTAGCATCTTGATACTGTTTGTTTAAATCATTATCTATTTGCGAATTTGTTCTCGGAGGGTTCATAGTTAATTTTTGTTCAATTTCAAGATTAACAAGACCATCAATTTCTGATATTTTATCAAGTGAATTAATTGGGAAACGAATTCCAAAAAGTTCTCCTCTTGCTTGACCAAAAAAATCACTTGGAATAGTAGCCCCTAAATCTTTTAATTCTTTGTCGATGTTTTTACTTACCTTAACAAATGCACCAATAGTTCCGTTTTCCCCTTTTGGAAATCCGAAATTATTATTTAATGCCATTCTTGTACTTGCGGATAGTTTTGCTACATTCATAATTCCTATTTTTTATTTTTAAATGCTCTTACTATTAAGATTATTCCCGCCAAAGCACCTAATCCACCATAAATAAATCTATGTTTTTGTAAATGCTCAACAAACTTACCTTTGTTAGAACTTAACTCTTTACTTTCGTTATTTTTAGGCTTTCCGATTACCCCTAATTCAATTACTGAATTATCAATAACCTCATCTTCATTTTTCAACTTTATTTTTTTACCTTGAAGTTCACTTGCCTTAAAAATTTGAGAAACATAGCCAATATAAGAAACTTTAAACTCTGAATCAGAATTTATCATTTCACTATCTAAAACAAAATTTCCGTCCAAGTCTGATTGTTCCCCAATTTCATTCGATTTATCTTCAGTAACAATAACAATGTTAGCCAAAGCCATTGGCTGATTATGAGTATCTAAAACTTGTCCAAATATCTTCATTATTATTTCCCTCCTGTTATTCTTTTAATCGTGTAATAATTAACAATAGCCCCTAATGTAAAAGACACAATACCAACTACAACAAATATTGTAGATAAATGCTGATGTGTTTTTGATTGCGTTTGTTGCTTATTTTTTTCGTCATTTGAGGGATTTTGAGTGCCTACTTGACTATTTTGAACTGCTTCTTCCATAACTATAATAAAATAATGTTGCTCCTGCGATTATTGATAAAACACCAACCGCTATGTAATTTTTGTATGCTTTAACTGCTAAACCAAAACTTCCCTCTTTAAGCCATTCGCTCGGTAGTTGTTCTAATATTTTTTTCTTTACTTCCCAAACTCTTAATTTACCGTCTTTTACTTGACGGAAAGCAGGATTTGCGTTATAAATTGCACCTGCCGACAAACCTAATCCCTGAATAACCCAATCGTCAGGTTTTCCAATTGCAATAGGAAAAAATGTTACAAAATATGTATCTGTATAGTTTTTTAACTTACCTGCGTAACGCTTATAATACTCGAAAACTAAATCTAATTGTTCAGAATAATTCATTTTAGCAATGTCTGAAATAAAATATCGTTTACCGTTTATTGTTTTATAGTTTTTTCCTTTATCGGGACAAAATTGAATTAAACCATAACAACCAATATTATTGCCTTTCGATGGACTAAAGGTTCTTGCAGTTTCAAAATACATAATTGCCATTAACCAATTTGGGTCAATTTGCAACTTACTTGAAACCTCCTTAACTTTTTTTATAAAACCACTCCTATAAGAAGCAGGTACTTTATCTTCGTATATCAAAACCATTTACCACAATATTTTATCAGCATACCAACCGTTTGTTCCGACTTTGTGTCGGTCTTTTTCGTGTCTTTGCTTGTACAACCTACGTCTTTCTTTAGCATATCCTTTCGGAAAATACCCTTTCTTTTCTTTCTCCAAGTAGGTCGGGTAATCATTCATACCCAAAGCCCCTATTGAAGCAACTTTTTTACCATTCTTAAAAACATCAATTTTTTTCAGCCTGTTAGTTGAGGGCTTTATTTCAACCCTCAATATATCTGCCTGTGCTTTTGAATATGGTAAAATTTTATAAGCCATTATTCTCCACAACCACAACCACTTGCACTATAAAAGCCATCTTTGTTTTTTTTAGGTGTGCTATTCCAAATAAAAACAATAGCACCTATAACAACTATCCCTGCAATAATATAACCTTTATTCATAACATTTAATTTTAATTATTTATAATCGTTTTTAAACCACAAATCTAAAAACCCATTTACGCCTAACATTTTTAACAAATAACCTCTACTCTCTAAAGGTATGGTTCTGTTATTTAATAGTTGCTCCGTTGTCATTTTACCTTTAACTTTATTTCTCATAGAGTAGTAACCTGCGTTGTAAGAAACCATTACCTTGTTTAAGTGTGCGACATCTCCGTCTTTAAACGCCTCTAAAAGCCATCTTAAAACCGCAGTACCAATTGCTATATTGAATTCAGAATTTCTTTGTAGTGCTACCCGTATTTCGCTTCTTATTGCCGATGTTGGTAATTTATTTGGATTATAACTTTTAC